ACCGCCGCTGTAATCCAACCGATAGGCCCCATTGCGATGATCCATGACGCTGCCATGCGCGCCGCATTTGCCGCTGCTTGAGCTGCCAAAATGACCAAGCGTTTACCAAATAAGATCATTTGTTTAATACCTGCCGCCAACATTGACACAAATGAACTGATTTTTGCCGCAGTCCACGCCGCTGCCATTCGTGTTGCTTGGGCTGCTGATTTTGCCGCTAAAACAGTTATTCTGGCAATGAAAAGCCCCATCTGCTTAATGCCGTTTTTCAGCATTGTTATGAAAGAGCTGATTTTCATCGCAGTCCATGACGCCGCCATTTTAACAGCATTAGCTGTTGCTCTTGCTGCCATCGCTGTATACTTCGCAATGAATTGTCCCATAGTTGCTATCGCTGATTTTAATTGACCAATCAGGCCGGCCAGCTTTATACCCGCAGCTGTGGTTTTGAAGGTTCGTAGATATTCAGCTGCATCTTTAAAATCTTTAAGACCGTTGGTAACAGCACTGACTGCTACTATCGCCGGAACAATAGCTCTTAAAGCACCGATTAATGAAATGCCCGCTGCAATGAACTTCCCAATTGCCGGGTTTGCTTCCATCGCCGCATTAGTAAATTTCAAAAACCCGTTTACATTCTCCAAGATCGTTTTGCCGAGTGGAGCCATGCCAACAAGCAAGTTGATGATAGTCTTCGCGATCTGCCCCAATGTGCTCCATACTGTAGGGCCGTTAGTTTTGATATAGTCAATGAACGATTGAAATTCTTTTGTTTTCGTAACGCTGCCAGCCCACTCATTGAACCGCTTTGTCATACCTACCAGCGATGTCATCATGTCTTGAGACATAGGAGCGAATCCAGTAAACAGCTTAGTCAGACCGCCCGAAAAGTTTCTGATGATCTGCAGCAGTTTCGGGCCGTTGGTTTTTGTATACTCCACGAAAGCCTGAAATTTCTTTGAGGAGCCCAAGTTCGCTGACCACTTCACCCATGATTGGGTCATTCCTTCGATGGATTTTGTCATGCTCTTTCCGGTCGGTCCGAATGCTACGATCAGATTAAAAACTGTCCGTAAGACATTCCCGGCAGATCGGCCGAATGAAGCAAACGCCCCCGGAGCTTCTTTGTTCAGATAGGAAATGAATCTCTGCATGTCCGGAGCTTTAAAAGCCTTGTCCATGCTTTTAGCCAGTCCCACGCCCTCTTTTGCCAGTCCATCAAACATTGGAATGAGTGAGTTAAGCGCGAGTTTAAACGTATTTAGAGACATACCGAATGTTTTTAAGATCGGCTTTTGAACCATCGTACCGATGTCCCGCCAATTGTCTTTAAAGTCTTCGAGGTTCTTTAATGCCTCTCTCTCTTCTTTTCCAAGAGATTTTTGCAGATTATTGATCTGTTTCATGATTTTAGCGCGCTCTTTCGCGCTTGTTGCATTGTCCAGCTTCTCCTGCAGCTTGGAAAGGTCTTCGGATGCTTTGAATACACCGCTTATCGAAGTAATAGCAAGGGCGCCGAATGCCGCCGCGCCTGTTCCCGCTGTTGCAAATGCACTGGTTAACCCCATTACTCCGCCGGCTGCCACCCCGAGCATAGGACCCAATGAGCCGATTACCCCGACAATACTTGCAAGGGCTGGCGAGATTGCAGGGAGTAGGGACGTTAGTGCCCCGGCAATTGAATGACCGATGACCGTTGAAACTGAGTTTGTGATCTTGGCAAGCCTGTTCATTGACGTTTCAAACCGATCAATTCGAGCTTCTATACTAATCCATACTTTTCTCGGCAAGGACGCCAGAGCAGCGCGTGCCGTTGCTACAGAGCGCATAAGCGCAGCTGTGTTTCCGTTTATGACCGTGGTAATTCTGTTTGGCAGTGAAGCCAAAGCTGAACGGACTGCCGAAACCCCGCGCATGATAGGCGACGTGGCCGCATTAAAAGTGGTAGTTACGTTATGAGATACTGATGCTATGGCTGACCGCGCAACAGCGACAGCACGCCCTAAAGGAGTGGGATTTCCGTCTATCGTCGTTGTGATTCTGTTCGCCACCGCCGATAGCCCTGCTTTAGCGCGTGCCAATGCGGAAGATAACGGCCGCACATTCCCCATTAATTGCGTGGTGACAGTTTGGGGAATCTGTCTTAATCTTTGCTTCGCCCAATTGATGGCCCGTGTTAAAGGGTCTGAATCCGCATCTAAATCAACCCGCGTTCGTTCATGTCGATGAACAAAATTATCTATTTGTTGCGCCGCCTGCCGTACTCTTGCTTGAAAGCTGGCAATTTCGGCGTCAATCTCGACAGTGTGATGATCAGCCATCCGGCGCATTATATCGTTGACACGATCCATACTGCGATTAAATTTTCGTGTCTGTGCTTCAACTATCGCTGTCAGTCTTTCGATCATTCCCTCACCCCATTCCTTGTCCGGATTTTGAAAAGTGGTTGCGGATTGCATCATTAAACCGCTGAACCCCTTTGGCTCGTTTGCCAAGCTCGTTTACATCTGACTTGCGCCATTTGTCGTTATCGCCAGTGATATTGCGCTCCAATTGACGTCTGGCCTTCTTTGCATCAAACATTTTCGTTTCTTTGGGGCGCTTCTCATTCATGGCGTAACGGTGAAACATGGCGTTTCTTGCCATAAGCTCCAATTCATCTATTTTTCGCAACTTGGCCCCTTTGAGCAGAAGCTTGTACTCGTTAGGAGTCCATGACATGATTAAATCCACATCATAAACCCCGAGCCAATGTGCGGAGTTCGTAATTATTTGGTCGTAGTCGATCCCGTTCTCTCTTTGTATGCCTCTTTCATCATCTTCAAGACTTCCTTGCCGTTCTCTTCGTCCTCCAACCGTTTCGCTTCCATTTCCGGTGTTTCGTTCGGAGCCGGTTTCTTCCCTTTGTTCATCTTCTCCATCATCTTCCAACGCTGACGGATCACACCTTTGAAAAAACCCGCTGAGTCCAGTGTCGTGAATGCTTCATTGATCATCTTGTCAATTGCCTCGCCTGTCTCGTCTTCATCAATGATTTTCATGATTGCTTCTTCAATAGCCTCAGTTGAAGGCTTTTCTTTCTTCAAGTAAGCAAGTGCGCAATCCCAAAAAGCAGAAAGGTAGGAAGCCTCTTCATTCAGCAGACTCATGTAAATATTCATTGTGCCGCCTTTGCCCTTTTCGTCCTCAGTGGAGTATTTTTCGTTTGCCAATCTGTCAAAAGCAAAGTCGCAACGTGATTTGTATTCTTTATCTCCGATAGTTAAGTAAGCCATTTATAAAACCTCCGATTATTTTTGTATGTTAAAAAAGAGCCCGGGAAGCCCGGACCCTATGATTCCTTTTCTGTTCGTATCGTAAAATTGGCCGATCGTTCCGATTCCCCGGCCGAGTTCACTGCCGACACGTTAAAAATGTAGGCGGTATCCGGCTTCAGGTTAGGATTCGACGTGTACGAGTTCGTTGAGACAGTCGCTATTTTTGCGTAAAATCTGTAAATGTTGTAAGATGTCGCCCCTTTCACCGCATCCCATGAAAAACTCACCTGATTTGAAGTGGCGCTTTTCGCAGTTATATTGCGGGGTACGTTAGGGCGTAACCGCTTGTGTTTGCGTAACAATCTCAGACATTGAGGACTCGCCCGCATCGTTCACAGCAGAGACGTTGACCGTCAGTTTCGTGTCGGCCGCAATTCCTGTCAAGGTGTGGGATGTGCCTGTGACATTTGCGTCCAGTTGCTTGCTCGCTCCCCTGTATACCTTATATGAAGTTGCCCCATCTACCGCATCCCATTTCACGGTCACGCTGTCAGTCGTAGCCGTGAACGATAGATTTTGGGGCGCATTAGGGCGTAGTCGTGCCGCCGAATTCCTCAAACTTAGTCGCGCCGGCAGAGGATTCAATCATCGCTAAAATTTCATCTGATAGTGGCGGCAATTCGCCTTTGAATGTTTTCCCGAGCACAGGCAGAGTTATTGAAACCTCAACAAACCCATCCTGCGGCTGACTGAATTCCAAACTTTCAATAATTGCATGTCCAAAGACAGAATCATGCTTATCATTTTTGTTTTTGTTTTTATTGACTTTCCAGACCTTAATTGCCTTTTCGTTATCATAAGCACTTTCAATCGCTTCCTGCCCCGGATCGGTCACAGCAGCATAATAAGTCAGCTCAAAGCTTTCATTTTTTGTACCATAACCGACAATACGGCCTGATTTTGTGGACTCATCCAGCGTGTCCTGTTCTTTCGTGTGTGACCCTTCTGTTTGAAAGGCGATGAACAGCCCGTCTGCCCCTTTTGCATCCATCGGCTGCACAAAATAAATCTCATCTTTACCGTTTAATAAATCTGGCATTTCTTTCATCCTCTCAATTGTTTATTGTGAAGCGCATTCTGAGAATGCCGTGACGCGTGTACCCGTCAATATCGGTGATCACCTGCATGCTGCGCATCTCAGAACGGCATAAAGAAAAGCCCTCTATTGTTAGGGGCCTGCTTGTTAACGCTTGAAGCATGAGGCTCAGAATCTCCATTGCTTCTTTTTTTCCGTTGTAACCTGACCAGCAGTGTAAAACCACATTGATTTCTTCACCGCTGGATGTCTTGGTTTTAAATGGGGATACATCATCATCGCCCATTGTCACATAAGGCTTTTGCTGATCTTTCGGGACTGCATCAAAGACGCCCGTGACGCGCCCGTCCAGCTCTTCGTCTGTTGATAACCTCTTAAATAGAGCAGCCTGCAACGGCCACAGGGCAGATCGCATGATGACAGCTCCTTTCTATCACATTTGACTGGCAAAATACCGCATGCCTTCGTCCACAGCTGGATTCCAGAACGGCTGCGCCCGCATTCCCCGGGTGACTACCCATCTATTTAGCTTGGTGTCGTAATAAACCCACGGCGTTTGCCGGCCGCCGCCTTCCTCTGCGTAAATCCCTGTTCCGTATTCCACATATACGGCATAATCGGCACCAACAGAAATAACGGCCCGTAAGCCGCCCTCTTGGTAGTCGATTTCAATTGAATTTTTCAGGTTCCCCCCGTCTATTGCGGCGGTCGGAGCATTCAGAACAGCATGGCTGTAAATCAGCTCGGCCGTGTCTGTGACCAGTTGCTTAATATCATCTATGACCCGGCTTCTGAATTCGCTCGTGGCTCTTTGCATCTGCCTGACCCATCTTCCGCTCACCTCAGCCATTGCCCTTCAGTACCCCCGTTACCTGACATTTCAAATTCATAATCTCATGCATGCCGCCCTGGTCGATCGGATCTGATTTGAGAGTCAGCACCTTGTTTTCGTAGATGATCCGCATTGTCTTCTCAATATCATTGCGGTACGGGAAATACACATTGCAATCAACCGGATTCTGAAGCTGTTGAGCCTGATAATATTCCCGGGACGTAATCCCACCGACAAAGGCCTCTGTTGTGAGATAATCAGTGAATTTTTCAACATAGCCCCCGCCGCCGTCCGGCACCTCTTCCCACCGCTGAAACGTTATGACATGCGGGAATTCTTCATAGATCATCGGAATGCCTTTCTGTATGGGTACAGATTCTTCATAATGTGTTGCGGGAATTCCGTGTTATACGAATATGACACATCCCCCATACTTCTCCCAGACAGACCAGACGGCGTCATATTGTATTCAGCCGCTTTCGCAACAAATATTTTTACACCAGCGGGCAGCGCTTTTGGATCAAAAGTATTTTTGCATTCGTCTGCGGCAACCTCAATTAAAATAGGGACAACCTCAGACAAATAAGCGTCATGCTTATCGGTTGTTATCCCTATCATTCGTTTCACTTGTTGGATGTCCATTGGATCACCCTTTCAATTTTTCGAGAAGTGTTTCTCGTTTCATGTTGTAATAACCTGAGATCCCTTTATCCTTTGCTACCTGCTTGAGTTGCTCGACAGTCATTTCGTCATAAGACAGTTTTTCTTGAGCTGCCTTATCGATGTTTGCACGCCTTTTCAATTCTTGTTCCAAGAGCCAAAAGGTTGTTGCTCCCATTTATTCGCTGCCTCCCTCTGCATTGGTTTTAGTTGCGATTTCCGACATTGCAGATTCGCCGCTCTCATTAACAGAAGTGACATTGATTGTTAACTTAGTATCAGGCGTTAGACCGTCCGTGCTGTATTCAGGCTTGGTTACATTCTTATCAAGACGTTTGTCTGCTCCCCGATAAACATTGTATGAATCCGCCCCAGCTACGGCATCCCAATTGACAGTCACAGAATTACTCGTGCTTGTAAACCGTAGATTTTGGGGCGCATTAGGGCGTAGGAGTAGGCTCATCTACTGGAAGTGAATCATCAACAATAATGGACTTTTGAAGGTATGTTCCAAAACCTACATCAGCCCTGTTGTTAGGAATGAACTCAATCAAGTTTTGTTTCTGTAAATTTGTATGCGTTACTGAATGCATTGCAATTGAAGTGAATTTCCCTTTAGCATCCCCGAGTAATTGAGCTGCATCAAGAATCACTTCACCGCTTAATTTTGATTTAGTTGCTGCTTCTGGTCCTTCATTGGAAATGATCTTCACAATTCGGACTTTCTTTTTGTCATAAACACGTTCATAGTTCTTTGCGCTTGCCAATTCTTTGAATGTAGGCATTTCAGCAGCAACATCAGCTTCGGTCCATTTGAAACCACGAGGATGCATAATGAACTTCTTACGATTGATCAAAATGTCCTCACCTTTTAGTGAGTTTCGATCTGTTTCGGTTGGTGTTTTCGGCATACCTGGGGCATAACCAACGGCACCTCCAGCAAATAGGTAAGTTGTGTACTTTTTCCCGTCACCGCTCGAAATATCTAATACAAGATCGCCATCATTATTAGTGATGTTGCTACCAAAGACACCATCCAACATAAGGAAGATCATTTTTTGAAACTGTCTTTCCCAATAGTAATTGACACGATCCCCAATTGCTCTCATTGGATCTGATCCCGCAAGCTCTCCCGCTAAATCTTCTGCGCTCCAAGCCTTACCATATTCGAATACCCGAGCAACGTCTTTCCCTGCTTTGATTTTTTCTGGAGTCAATGCAAAGTTTGATTGAATCGCCTCTGGATCTCCTTCAAGATCGTTCCAAAAAGGCATATTGACTGTATCCCCACCACTCGGAACAATTAAGCCCGGTACAGGCTGAATAATTCCACTTCGATATACCGCTGTTTGTTCAACAGTATTGTTCATTGTGTATTGGTTAAAAATTTCTGGGATGATAACATCCTGAACTCTAGTTACTGTCATTTAAATTCTCCTTTATAATCCATAGATTGCAGGATTTCCGCCTGCTTGGATAATTAATTTTCTTGCTTGTTCTGGATCACTTTTCAAAATGTGACCTTGCTCAGTCAGGTTTAAATGGTCCTGACTAAATGGATTCTTGCCTGTTGGTGAATGAACACCTGAATTTGCTGTGTCGTGTGGCTGCCTACCTGCTAAAGACGGAGCGCCTTTTTGGTCTTCCTCAAAAAGATAGCTGTCGCTTTCCCTGAGAGCCGTTAGCTGTTCGTCAAGACCAATCACCTTGCCGTCAGCTAATTTCAAACCATCAAGATTTAAATTGGCTTTAACAGCCTTGATGTTTTTTGACTTCGCATCCCGCAATGCTGATTCAATCGCGAAGTCAAAAGCCTGCTGATCTAATTTTTGCTGATACTCCTCAGCAGTTTTTTTGTTGTCTTCTTGCAATTGTTCAATTGCCGCCTGAAGCTCTTCGTTTCCTTTAGCCTGTTTCTGCAAGGCAGTCAATTGCTGGTCCCGCTCGTCAAGCTGGCTTTTCAAGTCCTTCTTCTCATTGTTGACTGCATCAAAACGCTCCTTTGGGAACCATTGGCCGTTACTGACAATATCAATCTTTTGATCTCCGGCTTTTTCGATCACCTGAGCATATAAATCATCACCGAGCAATTCTTTTAAACTCATTTCATTCTCTCCTTTGATGTTTTTTTGCGTGTCCACCTCACGCGCAGGATTTACGTTTGTTTTTGCTCTAAACCTTTAAAACGAGCAGACAAAAGAGCCTTTTAACGTCATGCTCAGGACAAAAGAAAAAAGCTGTCACATGAGTAACCAGCTTTAAAGCTTACCTATTTTGTTATCGAAAATGTTTGTTAGCTTAGGAGCAACAATGCCCCATCCATTAAATTGACTAGAGTGATTGTCTTTCGCTCTGTACTCTTTCTGTAATTCAACCATTTTTTCAGCAGTCTTTGTATCAAATGCTTTAGGAGTAAACAGTGATTGCTTCAACTCACTGATAATCTCGTTGTAGCTATCAGAGTCATTATATTGAATTGCACTATTCAACATTTCTAGGAGGTATTTAATACGTTCGTTCTCTTTCATGAATCATTTCCCCCTTTCCTCAATGGATTTGTACCACTCTTCATAGGTTTGGTATGGGATGGTCTCGCCAGCTCCATTCCCGCGCTTACGGGCCCTTCTTGTATCCGGCAGCACGCCGTTTACTTTGAAAGTAATCGTGCAACGGCAGTTAATATCATCCTTGGCATTATTCATGTGCCCCGGAGCCGGCCCGACGCCGCCGTAAATTGATTTGAAGAGCCCATTGCGCTCTATTGTCTTCCCGTCCAGCTTCCTGTGCCCGGCTCGTGTTTTAAGATCAAGGGTAGCATTCCACATTTTTTCAAGATTGCTCCGTTTTGAGGCCTTCTCAGCGCTTTCCATCCTCGCCGACACTTGTACCCTATGAGCTTCTGTTCTCGCTACGTCACGGGCTTTTCTGCGCGCGAATTCCGTCGCTCTTTCAATGCGGCGGGCGATCTTTGAATAATCCTCCCCCGCTTGCAGGCCCTGAG